CCCAGCGCCCAGACATGTGGAGAGAGATTGCAGACGCCGTGACGATCAAACCCGCGAAAACCGCAATCACAGTGGAGAAGAAATAATGGCCTTCGATCTTAAGAGTATCCGCAAGAACGATGCAATGTCTGCGCCGCGACTGATGATTTATGGCGTCGAAGGAATCGGTAAATCAACATTCTGTGCTGGTGCCCCCAATCCAATCTATATTTTGACTGAAGATGGTCTGGGATCGCTCAAGGTCAATCATTTCCCGATAGCAAACTCGTTCAGAGATGTTTTGGACGCCATTGCTACCCTGTACAATGAGAAGCATGACTTTGAAACTGTGGTGATCGACAGCCTGGACTGGCTTGAGGCTATCATCCAGCGCGAGATCGAGCAGAAATACGATGCTAAGGATTTGGCATACGGAAAAGGTGCGCTCATCGCCGCTGAACGGTGGCGTGAGATCCTCGACGGTTTGAATGGCCTCCGCAACAATAGAGGCATGATCGTCATCCTGGTCGCGCACACAACGATTAAACGGTTTGACAGCCCAGAGGTTGAGCCTTTCGACAGGTATCAGCCAAAGTTGCAAGAACGCAGCAACGCCGTCGTCCGCGAGTGGTGCGATGCGCTGCTGTTTGCCAATTATAAGACCATCGTCAAGAAAGACGACGTTGGTTTTAACCAGACCAACAATCGCGGGATTACGACGGGCGAGCGGTTGTTGTTTACGAGCGAGCGCCCCGCTTACATGGCGAAGAATCGCTACAACATGCCTGAAAGCATTCCGTTGTCGTGGGATGCGTTTGAACAAGCCATCAGCTAACTGGAGAAAACCAATGCCCTATTTAGATTTCGACGTATCGTCATACGAAGCCCCAACCAAGCGCAGCTTTGAACCCCTGCCCCCGGGCGATTACAATGCAATGATCACCGACAGCCAGATGAAGGCCACCAGGGCTGGCACGGGCGAATATCTGGAACTTACCATGCAGATCATCGACGGCGCTCATTCTGGCCGTCGCATCTGGGAACGCCTGAATGTTGTGAACGCCAGCAAGGTGGCCGAGGAGATTGCCCGTTCGCAACTCAACGGCATCAAGGCGGCTTGCAATATCGAGAAGCTGGAAAGCAGCGAGCAACTGCATGACATTCCGTTCGTATTGTCGCTCGACATTGACCGCCGTGAGCCGACCCGTAACAAGGTCATGGGCTATACGGCAGTCGCCAGAACCCCGCGTCCTGCCGTGACTTCCGGCAAGAAGGTGTGGGAGCGTAAATAATGCCACCCATGCCCGACTCAATGCACACCACTGCCCGCAAGATTTACGAGTGGTACGAAGCTAAAAAAGAAGACCACCGCGAGCATCTCGGTGCGTCGTTGATCGGGCATGCTTGTGACCGTTACCTTTGGCTTACATTTCGCTGGGCGGCGTCCCCTGAGTTTGGGGGGCGTCTCCTGCGGCTCTTTGATACTGGCAAGCGCGAGGAGGCGCGGGTTCATGAAGAACTTCGTGGTATTGGTGTTGAACTCCACACTGAAGAAGATGGTTCGCAGATTACTTGCCGCGATGATACCGGCCACTTTGGCGGAAGCATTGATGGCGTCGGTCTGGGTTTCCCTGAAGCGCCGAAAACGTGGGCGGTCTTAGAGATTAAGACATGCAATGCCTCCAGCTTTGCCAAGCTCAAGGCGCGAGGCGTCGAGGCTGAGAAGCCCCAGCATTACGCCCAGATGCAGACCTACATGGGTCTGCTGAAGCTAGACCGCACGATGTATATCGCGGTGAATAAAGACACGGACGATCTGCATACCGAATGGGTGCATTTCTCCAAGACGACGTTCCGCGACCTGAATGACCGCGCAGAGCGCACGATTAAACGCACTACGCCCGCAGACAGACTCAGCGACGACCCGGCGCACTGGCAGTGCAAGATGTGCAATATGTATAAGCTGTGCCACCAGGGCCAGCAGCCTGAACGCAATTGCAGAACATGCTGCCATGCAACGCCTGCGGCTGACGGCAAGTGGAACTGCGAACTGCACGGCAAGGGTCTGACGGCGGCAGAGCAGCGCGTTGGGTGCGATGGGCATCTGCTCATCCCTGCGCTCATGCCAGGGGCCGAGCCTATCGACGGCGGCGTGAACAGCATCACCTATCGCGACACGGCTACCGGCAACACGTTTACAGATGGGCCGACGCTGAAGGTAAGGCGAAGGACCGGCATTACAAAGAAAGAAGCGAAGATGGCGAATGAGTTTCACGCGCCCTTCGTTGATCCGTTCAATGACGATATTCCGTTTTGAGGCGTGGCACGGCGCGGCTTGGTCTGGCGAGGCCAGGCGTGGCCAGGCGTGGCGATGTCAAGCGGGGCGTGGCGCGTCCAGGCGAGGTTAGGCCAGGTTTGGCAAGGTTTGGCAAGGCGTGGTTTCTTTTAACGTGGTTTTAACGAGGAAAAGGAAAGACAATGAGTAAGGTAATTAACTTAAAGCAAGACCAAATTACTAACGGCGCAGAAGAAACGCTGTCATATGAAATGCCGTATATTGTAACAGTCGGGATTGAAGGCATCTGTCCGCTGATCTTTCATCGCTGGAATTGCGAGGCTGTTGAAGCAAAGTCAAAGGCTGCGAAAGGTTCGAAGGCTAAGAAAAGCGACGACATTGAGTCTTATCTATACCGGAATGACGGCAACCAAGTTTGCCTCCCCGGCGAATATATGCGCCAGTCAATCATCCATGCTGCGAAGTTCAAGCAAGACCCGCGCTCGCCGCGCAAGTCGGCTATGGATTTGTTCAAGGCGGCGCTTGTGTGCCTTACGGAGCTTGCCCCAGTCGGTGACAATTATGATTTCATCGACCAGCGGCGGGTGACTGTGCAACGCAATGGCATCACTCGCCTTCGCCCAGCCATGAAGACTGGCTGGAAGGCTGAGATCGACATCATGGTTAACATTCCAGAATATGTTTCACCGACGCTATTGCATCAGGTGCTTGGCGATGCGGGGCGGCTAGTTGGCGTGGGTGATTTCCGCCCGACCTATGGCCGCTTTGCTATTAATAAGTGGAACATTCACGAACAGTGAAATCCGGCTTGGCTGGGCGTGGCTAGGCGAGGCGCGGCTTGGCGCGGCTTGGCAAGGCTTGGCGCGGCAGGGTTTGGCAAGGCATGGGCCTTATTGCGAGGAATAGGGCGGCTAAAAACCGCCTTATGACGTGCAATCGGGCTAGGCACGGCATGGCAAGGCCGGGCGGGGCATGGCGTGGCGTGGCTCGGCAAGGCATGGGCCTTATTGCAAGGAATAGGGCGGTTAAGAACCGCCTTATGACGTGCAATCAGGCTGGGCGCGGCATGGCCAGGCTGGGCGCGGTATGGCAAGGCTGGGCATGGCGAGGCTCGGCGAGGTATGGGCCTTATTGCGAGGAATAAGGCGGCTAAGAACCGCCTTATAACGTGCAATCGGGCATGGCGGGCAGCGGTGCGGCGGGGCAAGGCTTGGCGCGGCATGGCGGGGCAAGGTGTGGGCCTTATTGCAAGGAATAGGGCGGCTAATCACCGCCTTATGACGTGCAATGCGGCAGGGCGCGGCTTGGTCTGGCATGGCCGGGCGGGGCATGGCTCGGCTCGGCTCGGCGAGGTATGGCGTGGTTAACAATTTACTTGGAGGCTTCTTAATGATCATCTTAGGCATAGACCCCGGCTTGTCGGGCGCTTTGGCGTTCCTCGATACCAAGACTGGCGAGATTGCCATCGAGGACATGCCCACCGTGACCGTCATGCGGAACCGCAAGGAAAAGCGGGAAGTCTCTGCCCAGCTCGTCGCAGCCATCGTGGTTAAACGCCATGCCGAGGCGGCGTTCTTGGAGAAGGTGAACGCTATGGCTGGTCAGGGCGTGTCGTCAGTCTTCAGCTTTGGGCGCTCTTCGGGCATCATCGAAGGTGTCCTGGCGGCTTATGACATCCCAATCACGCTCGTCACGCCCCAGGCGTGGCAGAAGGCGATGGGCGTCAGGGACGGCAAGGACGGATCGCGCGAGCGGGCCATGCAGCTATTCCCGGCCAGCGCGGAGATGTTCCAGCGCAAGAAAGATGATGGTAGAAGTGACGCTGCATTGATCGCCAAGCATGGCGCAACACAAGGAGAAAACCTATGAAACGTTATCTGATCGCCGTTGCAACTCTATGCGCCACAGCGGCCTACGCCGCTCCCCAGCTTGGCGTCTGCCACACTGAATACGCCCTCTGCGCCGCCTCCAGCACGGAGGCCACCGGCAAGACGATGGTCGT